GTAGTCATTAACTGATCTTCCAGTTCTTTCTTTTCTGTAGTACCTTGAGTCATTAACTCTTGGTATTGTAAAGTACCACTACCGAATAATTGAGTGTTTTGAAACTTACCACGAGTATTTGCTATGTTAATCTTAACAAGAGCTTTTGCATACTCCATTACCCAACGCTCTTTAACTAGATCCTTAATTGGGCGTTCCATGCGACAGGCAACAATAGCCCAATATTGATCATTACCCATATAGTTTTGCTGTGCTGGGTCAGGGGTAATACGTAAAACTTGTGTACGTGGGTCAAAACGGAAATAAGGCTGTTGTGCGAATACCTTTTCACGTGTTTTTAACCAATCCTTTAAAATATGCCATGAAATAACGTCAAATGCTTTACTACCTAAAGAATAAGCAAAGTGCATTTGTTGAGCCATTGATTGTTCAATAGTAAACAATGTATTAACACCGTTATTAGTACCTACATTAAACGATGTTACATCTATTACTTTTCTATAACTATTTAAATCAACATCCCAGCCTGATTGGAAAGTAGAACTTAAAGCTGATACTTCTGGGTTTAAAGTATTATTAATAAGAGTATCCATCTTTATACCTTGACCTGCTGTATAAAGAGAACTATCAAACGCAATTAACTCTTCCGTACCAGGGGTAAACTTTGAATACATTTCAATAGCATAGGCTATCATGTCGTATGTAGCTACGCATGCTATTTCAAGATTAATTACAGGCGCACCGAGCTGAAAAAAGATACGCTCCGCAAGCATATCATAGCTTGAAATTCTGCTATTTAAATTTGTAGATAGAAAGTCTTGTGGACCTACAGTGCTGTTAGGATTAGCCATAGTCGCTAATACTTACAGCGTCTACAATAGTTTTAGTAAAGTATCCAGTACTTCTTGAGCACTAACAAATGCTTCTTGTTTATAGTCGCATTGTTCCCATAACCAAAACTGTTTATCTCTCAAATACGATTTGTTCTTTAACAAATTAATATTACGAGTATATCCAAAAATCTTAGGGTCTGATTGTGCAAATATAACAATACCTCTTTTAAGTTTATAATAAGCGCACATGTGTTGTAAAAAGCTATCTACAGAAATCCAACAATCACATTCATTTACTAAGTCTTTTATTTGAGATAGTTTTAGACCTTGCCTAAAATCAGTTACCCCCTCTACGGGTTTGTCTTTAGCTGCTCCTATTTGAATTACTTTAATGTCATTAGCTTGCATTAAAGCTACCAACTCTTTCCAGTGTGGAAAGTTTTTAGGGTTTTCTTTACCGTTACGTAAATTTTGTGCAAATGGACTTATGAGTACTTGTTTCATCGAGTAAGTGCTGTTTTGTATGCTTCTGCTAAAGAACCTTTCCAATTATTATTATCCATCCAGGCGTATATGTTATATTCTTCTACTTTAGTAAATGCTGCAGATTCAGCTAAACTTACTATTTCAATGCCTTCTTCGCCCTCGAATGCTTCTGGAAAACAAGCCCCGATAATAATTCTATGGTTTTTATATTTCTTTTTTACATCGGGTAATATGCTTCTAAACGCAAAATGGTCACCAATACCCGAATCTAAAGGTATAACTTTTACTAAAGCTGGTTTTACATTCCATTTTTTAATATAATCGTGGAATATCTTTTCATCTTCTTCAAACATTTTAATTTGTTGGTAGCTTCTTATACCCCCGGCACCAAAGCGCATGTGCCAGGTTTTTATTCCGGTTAGTACAACTAATCTCCAGCCGGCTCTTTTCATTTCATATGTAAAGATAGTTTCTTCTCTATGACCTACTTTTGATAGTTTTAATTCATAACCATGTTTACCAGCTTCTTTACGGTACAAAAACGTACTACCCTGTAAATGATCTACATCTATAAATGCATGACGGTCAGTATCACACCATTGTATATTAACACCTAAAAATATATCTTCTATTTTATTAGAAGCTAACTTATGTCCAATATCTGCTTTAGGGTCAAGAATAAGAGGCCCAACCGCACCTATTTTAGGATCGGTTTGTATGTAATTGTATAACTCCTCTAATGTGTTAGTAGCCATTACATTATCATCATCTAAACGCCAAATATACTCACTTGTAACATCTGTCAAGGCTTGTTGATGGTTCCATATTTGACCTTTATGGGCACCGGGCGTTACTTCCCATGCAATACCTACTCTATTTAACAAACAAAACAAATTTTTATATATTTCATTATCTCTTAAATCTTCCATAGTATCATTATCATCATATATAATAAGACGGGAAGGTTTAAGTGTTTGATTAGCTAAAGAGGTTAATACTAAAGGAAAGGTAGTATGAAATCTACCCTTAGTTGAAACTGTAGCTGTTACTTTTGTTGTAATCATTTGTATGCTATTAAATTTATGTCTGTACCGCTCCAATTCATATTGGTTTTAAATTGGTTTAATTTTAATACTTCGTTAATGCTATCACTCAGCGTGCCATGAAACTTCAACAGCAGTCTGCCCTCAGGTTTTAACACTCTATACCACTCCTTTACGTGAGTATTTAGATCTGCATAAGATATATGCTCGATACTCTTATTCATAGCAATTTCACTTACAGTATTGTCATTAAAGTCTAGTTTATTCCAGTCTAATATTAATTCACTATATTTGCTAGTACCATGTACTCTTACATGTTCCGGTAAATTATTATCATTTTCAGCAGTCAAGTGCAACTTTATATCTTTATTGTACTTCTTTATGTTAATTAAACTATTACGTTTAAATGTAACGTTACTATATGTTTCAATACCCTCGAAGGTACCTTCTGCATAGTGATATATTGGAAACGCTCCAGATATAATTTTACTATCTACTTTAGAAAGTTGATCTGTTGGTACAATATGTATTCTGTACCCTCTTTCTTGTACTTTAATACTAAAGTCTATATCTTCACCGCTGCCTGGAGAGTATATTTCATCCAACAAACCAATTTCATCAAACATTGTCCTTGGTATCATTGCACAGAAGAACACTACAAACCTAGAACGTGTAATTTTATCATGTAGTAGTAAGGGACCAGTAATACCCATTCTTGGATCTTCCTGAAATGGGGCTTCTAGCATTTGTAACCATTGATTCTTTTCTTGAGACAAAAGCTGAGTATCGTTGTTCAGTAGTATGATATACTCTCCTTGAGCAGCTTTAATGCCGAGGTTTGTAGCTTTAGTATACCCAATACCGTCTTTCTCTCTAATGAGCTTAATACTTGGATATGCATAAGATAGAGCTTCTACATACTGATGGGTAAGGTCCACACATCCATTTGCTACTACTATAATTTCTACATTAGTTAAATCCGTATAATGTATTATACTCTGTAAACATGGCTTTAAAAAGTCTTCCAAGTGGTTATAAGTTGGAATAACTACACTATATTTGGGTTTAACCATACATTAATATTATAAGAGTATATAGAAAAAGCAAGGAGTTACATAAATAATATAAGCAACATGTTACTCAAGCTTATAACGCAAAATCCAATTACAGAAGGTCTTGATTACTTAATTGAAGAAGGTAACAAGGATAAACCAGCTACAATGTACATTGCTGGTACTTATATGGTAGCTGGTGAAAAGAACCGTAACAACCGTATTTACGATATTAATGAAATGGCTCAAGAGGTTGAGCGTTACAATAAAGAATTTATTAAACAAAATCGTTCTCTTGGAGAGCTTGAACACCCACAAAGCGCTACAGTCAATAGTGAACGTGCCTGTCATCTTATAAGTGAATTACGAATGGACGGCAACATTTGCCGTGGAAAGAGTAAAGTACTCAGTACTCCATTGGGAGAAATCTTAAAAAGCTTAATTAGAGATGGAGTAAAGGTTGGAGTATCTTCAAGAGCTCTTGGAGAGCTTGAAGAAAGAAACGGAGTCAATTACGTCAAAAACATGAAACTCATTACAATTGACGTTGTAGCAGATCCTTCCGCTCCTGGTGCGTTTGTAGAAGGTATTTTAGAATCCAAATCTTTTATTATAAAAGGCAACGGTTTTTATGAAGAAGTGTACAACACACTTGAAGGCAAGCTTTCTAACTTACCTAAAAAGGATGTAGACATCTATTTAAGAGAGCACATCATTAACTTTATTAACTCTTTAAAATAATATGAACAAACAGAAAAACATAGCAAGATTCATTAGCAACGTAGCTAATAACAACTTTAAGAAAGCCAATGAAGCACTTGCTGCAGTGGTAAACGAAAAGATTCAACAACGTGTTCGCACAGCAGATCAGAAACTTTCAACCCCTAAACGGTAAATTTTGGATTTTAGTCCTAATTTTCACCATCAATTTATATAAGTAATAAACATCATATATGAGCCAAGATATCACAACTCTTTTAAAAGAAGCCACTAAGGATCTTCTTTCAGATGAAACCCTTAAAGCAATTTCCGAGGCTGTCGAGAAGAAAGCTGAAGCAAAAATCCAGCTAACTGTTGAAGCAGCTCTTGTTAAACAGGATGAAGAATATGCATCTAAGCTTGAACAGGTATTAGAAGCTATTGACGCTGACCACACTGAAAAACTTGACAAGATTGTGTCTCGTATTGATGAATCACATGCTACTAAGTTTAAGCATGCATTACGTGTTATCGATGAATCTCATAGCAAGAAACTTTTACATATTGTTAAACTATATGAACGGGCATTAGGCCTAGAAGCTTCAAACTTCAAGAACGCTCTTGTAGAACAACTTTCCAATTATATTGATCTTTATATTGATAAGGTAATTCCAGCACAGCAAATTGCTGAAGCTACTGAAAATACCCGTTCTAAGAAGATTGTAAGTGAAATTAAACGTTTAGTAGCAGTTAGCGATGATTTCGTTAACGAAAACATTAAAGATGCATTAATTGACGGTAAACGTCAAATTGATGAAGCTAATGAACAAGTAAAGAAACTTGAAAAACAACTTCAGTTAGTTACAGAAAAGACTAACAACACAGAAAAGCAATTATTCTTAGAAAGAAAATTAACTAACTTCCCAAAAGCTAAGAAAGACTATATGGTCCGCGTTCTTGGCGAAAAGAAAATTGAAGATATTAAAGAAAACTTCAATTATGTAGCTGAAATGTATGACAAGAAAGAAGAAGATGAAGTACAAGTTCTTAAGGAATCCGTTCAACCTGTTACAAAAGGTGTTGATCGTACAGCTCCAAAAGAAGTACTAAGTGAATCTAAGTCTTATTCTTCAGCTGAATCGTTTGCTGAAGAAGGTGCACAGCAAGTTGCAAGCCTTTACGTATCTGAGTTTACTAAAAAGAAATATTAATAAAATCGGATAATTTTTTTTAAAAAGCCTCCAGAAATGGGGGCTTTTTTTATAAGTATATCTAACGTTGAAGTACTGTTAAGTACTTGAGATATTGTTAGTTTAAAAAATTATTAGTTATGAAATCAATCAAACCTTCACAATCTTACATCAATCAGGATCGTGCAGCTAGCTTACTTAAAAAGTGGGCTCCGTTGCTTGAGCACTCAGATGCTGCGACTCCAGAAATCAAAGATGAACACACGAAATTAAACACTGCTATCCTTCTTGAAAATCAAGAACAGTGGTGCTTAAATGAAGCTTCCAACACAGCAGGTGCTAACGGCGTATTCGGCCAGGGTACCAGCTACGGTGGTAAGCCATCAAGTGACTTCTATGCTACTGGTGATGCTCGTCTACCAAAGATCCTCATTCCGATGATCCGCCGTACTTTCCCAGAATTGATCACAAACGAAATCGTTGGTGTTCAACCTATGAGTGGTCCAGTCGGTCTCGCATTTGCACTTCGTTATTCTTACGAAGCTACTCCACTCGGAGCTACAAGTCCAGATGGCGGTTATGGTGCAACCAGTAACACCCCACAGGGTTGGACAGAAGATTCAGAAGGTACTGAAGTAGGCTGGAACTATTTAAATACAGCTTATACAGGTACTTCTGCTTCATGGTTATCCGGTGGTGCTACAGCAATCACAGGTTCAGAATCATTTAACATTCCTGGCTTCGATCAAGGTGTTGCTAACTTACTTCAAAACTTTGAATTAAGTTCAAACATTCCTCAGATGGTTGTTAACTTCCAGAAAACAGCTGTTGAAGCTGGTACTCGTAGGTTAGCAGCTCGTTGGTCCGTTGAACTTGAGCAAGATCTCAAGAACATGAACGGTATCGACGTTGACAATGAATTAACGAACGCTATGTCGTACGAAATTCAGGCTGAAATCGACCGTGAAATGATTATCCGTATGTGCCAAGTTGCAATCAATGCAGGCTTCGGTCAAGGATATTCAGTATGGTCACCAGCTTCTGCTGATGGTCGTTGGTTAGGTGAACGTAATCGTGACTTCTATGCACGTATTATCGTTGAAGCAAATCGTGTTGCTATTCGTAACCGTCGTGGCGCTGCAAACTTCATTGTTGCTACACCTCGCGTTTGTGCAATGTTAGAAATGCTACCTGAGTTCCAATGGTTCGCAGTACAAGGCAACGTAAACACACAGCCAGTTGGTATCGCTAAAGTCGGTACAGTTGGCGGACGTTTCAATGTTTACCGTGATACACGTACAGAAGCTCAGTATCAAGTTGGTACACGTGCTAACCCATTAGAGTATGCTCTATTAGGTTACAAGGGTGCTGAATACTATGATACAGGTATTGTATACTGCCCATACATTCCAGTATTGGTACAACGTACAATCGGACCTAATGACTTCAG